AAAAGAATTATATGTATATAGCGCACTAAAAAAAGCTGAAAAGTTAAATTCAAATGATGAACCTAAACCAGAACCAAAAAAACCCGAAAAAAAAATATCTTATAAGCAATTTAAGAAATTTAACAAATAAATTTATAATGTATATTTTACGATTCAGCATAGATTTTATCAAAATAATGCTTATTTTTCATATAACTTAACAATCTATATAATACTATAGTAGCAGAACATACTAATATTGTAATCATAATAACTCCAACAAATTCAACCATTTTAATAATATATATTTTATAATATTATCTATATTATTATCTATATTATTATTTATATTATGTAATCAATTTTTTAATAAATTCCATCGTTTACTAATTCTGTATGTGGAGAGAATAATATAAATTCTTCTATATTCATATGATATACAATTAAATCAGGATACCAATAACTATTAGTATTTGGTTGATATACACCATCAAATTTGTATTTATTGTACATAATTTTGCATAAGTTTAATAATGCTTGTTTGTTGATTTCATATAAACTTATTCTATTTAATTTATTTTTTTTCCCAAATGGATATAAGTTGTAGAAATTTATTTTTTTGTTTATTTTTGGTATTAAATTGGTATTATGTCTAGACAAAATTTCTATAAAATTATTATTAATTAAGTATTTAATCAATAACAAAAATTCATATTGTTCTTTAAGATTTAAATAACCAAAAATAAAGTTAAATTCATATAGTGATCTTTCTTTGTTATTCATATTTAAAAATGGGTGTTTATAATTTATTTTACTAATATCACTAGTCTTAATATTTAATGTAGGAGTAATATTTTGTTTCGTATTTAAAAACAATTTTTGGAAGAATTTTTCATTTCTCTCTGTTATTTTAATCATTTTAAGAGGTTTATTTACTTTCCATTTAAATATTAAATCATTTTTACCTTTATAATGTTTAGCTTGTTCTAATCCAGCAAACCAACTGATATTATCGTATACACAATGTTTATGTTTTTTTTCTTCATTTGATTTAGTATATTCGAGAATTTTTCCACCTAAATCTTTATTTTTTGCTCCATAAATAATAAAATCTTTGGGTAGTAATTTAATTTCCGGTATTTTACTAGTGCGTTTTTTTTGTGTCTTATTATTAACCTTCTTATTTTTTTTTGTATATAACATTTTAATATATATAGCATATAATAAAATAAATATTAAAATATATATATGATTAATATTTCAGATATTTTTGGAAATATTATTGATTTCTTTTATGGAATAGGTTATTTTGGAGAATATATAACATTTTTATTTACATTATTTTTGATTTATTCTCAAACATATAATTTAGTATTTTATATTGTATTATTTGTATTAAATAAATTAATAAATGATTATTTAAAAGATTATTTTAAACAATATAGACCTTCAAATCCAATAAAATTTTTAGATGACGATAAATTTAGTAAGAGGAAATATGGGATGCCATCTGGACACTCACAACTATCATTCTTCTCTTTGGCTTACTCTTATTTATCAATAAAAAAGATTACTACATCAATAATTTTAATGTTAATAACTTGTTTAATAGTCATTTATGAACGTTATGTATACCATAATCACACTCTATTTCAATTAATATCTGGAGCATTTTTCGGTATTTTAATAGCTTATTTATCACACGCGATATTTTTTGCTTTACATCTTTGAAGATTTATAAATATAAGAATATATATTAAACATATCTCTACATATTTAATATATATCTATGCCAAAAAAAATCACTACATCAACAACTTTAATTATTGTGGAATCACCTGCTAAATGTAAGAAAATCGAAGAATATTTGGGTCCTGGTTATAAATGTCTTGCTTCATACGGACATATTCGTGAGCTCCCTTCTCTCAAAAATATAGATATTGAAAACAATTTTAATCCAACTTACTTGATGATAGATAATTCTATTAAGATGAAAAATATAGAATTTTTAAGAAAAGAAATTAGTAAAGCTGGAGAAGTAATATTGGCAACAGATGATGATAGGGAAGGAGAGGCGATTGCTTGGCATTTGTGTGAAGTATTCAAATTAAATGTAAATAAAACAAAACGAATAATATTTCATGAGATAACAGAAACTGCTCTACAACAAGCTATAAAAACCCCACGAACATTAAATTTTGATTTAATTCATGCGCAACAATCACGGCAAATATTAGATGTTTTAGTTGGTTTTAAGATTTCACCAATATTATGGAAATTAGTTTCACAACCAAAAGGAAAAGATAATGCTCTTTCAGCCGGTCGTTGTCAAACTCCAGCACTTAAATTGGTATACGAAAATCAAAAAGAAATAAATAATTCGATAGAGAGAAAAGTATATAATACAACTGGTTATTTTACAAACTCAAATTTACCATTTGAATTAAATAAACAATTGGAAGATGAAGATGTAATAATAAATTTTCTTGATGAAAGTGCCGATTTTTCACATATTTATAATTGCTCTCAACCAGTTAAAGTATTTAAAGAACCTCCAGAGCCTTTTACTACAAGTAAATTACAACAAGTTGCGAGCAATGAACTTCATTATTCTCCAAAAGAAACTATGCGGATTTGTCAAATTCTATATGAAGCAGGATATATTACATATATGCGAACAGATAGTAAGGTATATAGCGATGAATTTATTGATATAGCATTTGAATATATTACAAAAATATATAATACTCAATATATAAATCAAAATTTAAAAAAATCAAATGAAAAATCTGAAGAACCAAAAAAACGTGGTAGAAAAAAGAATGAAAAAAAGGAAACCTTTGCGCAAGAAGCACACGAGGCAATTAGACCTACAAATATTTCTCTAAAAGATTTACCTGAGAGTTCAGATTCTAAAGAAAAAAAAATGTACAAACTTATTTGGACTAACACTTTAGAGAGCTGTATGGTTCCAGCGTCATTTTATTCAATAACAGCTAATATAACAGCACCAATCGATTCAAAATATTCTTATATAAGTGAATTGATTGATTTTCCTGGTTGGAAAATAGTAGAAAATAAATTCTCTCGAGATAATTTAACTTATCAATATTTACAGACAATTAAAAAGGATACAGCTATTCCATATAAGAAGATTTGTTCAAAGGTTACAATAAAAGGTTCTAAAATGCATTATACGGAAGCAAAATTAGTACAATTATTAGAAGAAAAAGGTATAGGAAGACCTTCAACATTTTCATCAATTGTAGATAAAATTCAAGAAAGAGGTTATGTAAAAAAAGAAGATATTAAAGGAAAAGAAATAGTTTGTAGAGATTTTGAATTGGAAAATGGAGAGATTAGTGAAATTGAAAATAAAAGAGAATTTGGAAATGAAAAATCTAAGTTGGTAATACAGCAATTAGGTATAATTGTAATAGAATTTCTTGATAAACATTTTAATTCATTATTTAATTACGAATACACGTGTTTAATGGAGTCAGCGTTAGACAAAATTGCCAAAGGTGATATAATTTGGTTTGAATTATGCTCATCATGTAATAAAGAAATTGATGATTTAATTGAAGGTATTAAAAACGAGACAAAATTTGAATTTCAAATAGATGAAAATAATACTTATATGATAGGAAAATATGGTCCAGTAGTAAAATGTGTTGAAGAAAAAGATGGTAAAGAAGAAATAACATTCAAGTCTGTAAAGAAAGACTTAGATATAAATAAACTAGAAAAAGGTGAATGTAAATTAAATGATGTTATCGATACAAATAAAAAACAAAATTCTCAATTTATTTTAGGTAAATATGATGGTAAAGATGTTATTTTACGAAAAGGAAAATTTGGATTATATGTTTCGTGGGGTGAAAATTCAAAAACACTAAAAAGTCTTGGTAATAGACCTATTGAAAATATTTCATTTGATGAAGTAAAACCATTTTTAGAAGAAGGAACATCTGTTATTAGAGAGATAAATACATCGCTATCCATAAGAAAAGGAACAAAAGGCGACTACTTATTTTATAAAAATTCTAAAATGAAAAAACCATCTTTTCATGACATAAAAAGTTTTACAATTGAAACGAAGGAAGATTATAAAATATGCGATATAGCAATTTTAAAATCATGGATTAAAGATAAATATAATATATAACTTTTATTTCATTGGCGGATAATTAACTGATTTCGATGAACGTAAAATTTGCGGTGACATAATTATAAATTGAAGCATAAATGAAAAATTAAAAACTCCAAAATCAACTAATCGTCCATTATGATACCTAAGTTTAATTTTCAATTTTCTCATTCTCTCTGCTGGAGGTAAATACCATTTATAAGGTATTGATTCTCTGTCAAACCATTGTGATAAAGGTGTTGTTGGGACTGGCAATTTAGCAAATGCGGAATTTGCTATACCATTTGTTTGATTAGTAGTTAAGGTAAAACTGCTAACATTATATGGTTGTGTCTCATCAATACAATTTTGTCCTGATAATTCCATATAAATAAATGCTTCACCCATTAAATTAATTTTGTATGTTGCTTCAACCCAAAACACTTGACATCCTGACAAATCTAAAGGAAGAAGCCAATATCCGTTATCACCTGGATTAACATCACCATAAAAAAATCTAGGAACTTGAATCCCATCATATGGTGTTGTAGTAGGTGCTGCTGGACTCAATACTAAATTATTACTGCTTATTGATTCAGTATTATATCTAGGTAGTCCTAAAAATCCAGGTAATCCATATTGAGAACTATCCGGTAAACTTGATATTATAGTACAAAAACTTGGCGATGAATTTGTTAGTACATTTGCTGTTTCATTTAATAATGTAAAACCATCTGAACGATTTCCAAACCATAATTTAAGGCTTACATTATTGTAAACTATGACAAAATTTTGATATCCACCACTAGAAGTAAATTGTGATAAAGAATCTGTCCAACCTTGTTGTGTAAAATATTGTATAATACGTTGTGTAACAACATAATTAAATTGATTTGTTAATTCAGTTGCCATTTGTATAGGATTATAAAAACCCTCTTCAATTGTAAATGTATAAGGAGTACTTTGAGTTAACCACAAGGCTTCAAATATATTCTGTAAAAAAGGATCATTTACATTATTTTCACCTGGGTTATATGGATTTGTAATTGTAAAAGTAAAATAAATATTATTATTATTTGCTGAAAAAGTACTATAATTAGCAGGAAAAGTCCACTGAATAAGTTTAATTGCTGCTACATTTAATAAATCTTCCGGCATTTCAATTTCAAATTCACTAGCATTTGGAAATTTTGCCAAATCTCTATCTTCTGAGTGTATAGAAACGAATTTATCAACATAAATATATTCTTGTGAATTTGGAATTAATGGATGATTTTGATTTACATTATAAGTTTGTGTTGTAAATAAATCATGTATTCTATTTTTTTCAGTTGATGAACCTAAATATTGTGACATATATTATTATTTAATATTTTTTTTAAATTATAAATACATTTAATTAATAAAAGTAAAAATAATAATATATAATATAAATGTCAGTTATAAGTACTACGGCAAATTATGGTGGTAGAATAAACGATAATCAACAATATATAAAACAATTTTTTATTTCTGTCAATGGTATAGCAACATGGATATATAAAAGATTAAATAATGGATTAGTTGTACAAACTTTGGCAGATAATACAAAGCCAGCATTAATAGATAATGATTTAATTGTTACAGGTTCTATATATAATAGTTCAGATGAAAGACTTAAAAAAAATATATTGAATATTGAAGAAACTAAGTTAGATTCTTTATTTATTTTGAATCCAATTCATTATTCATATAAAAATGACAAAACAAACAAATTACACTTTGGATTAATAGCTCAAGATGTAGAAAAAATATTTCCAGAATTAGTTGAAAATAATAATATCTCAGGTTATAAAAGTGTTAATTATCAAGAGTTAATACCATTAATGATAGCAAAAATGAAATTAATGCAAGATGAAATAGATGAAATAAAGAAAACGAAATTTTAAAATTTATTATCACTTGAGTATATAAATGAATATTTGGTATTCAACAATATATAAAGCTTGTATTATAGGTGCTATGATAGCATTTATAATAGGTTTTTTTACACAAGCTGAAACTTCTTTAGGAGCATATATATCTGGTTATTCAGTATTAATTTTTGGAATATCTATGATTTTAATTGTTTTGTTGTCTAGTGTTTTAAAGACTACTCAAAATGCTTCTTCTTTTCAAATATTATTTTCAATTATGATAACAGCTGGACCATTTATACTGATCCTAGGTATAATATGTTTTATTTTATATTTACTTATAAATTATAGAAATAATATAGTTAGTGGACACGTATCTCCAGGTTATAATTCATTTACAAATATTGTTAGTGTACTTATTTTTCTCCAATTATATTTGGTTTATACAAATATAAGTTCAGATAAATTTCAGTCTACAGGAAATATTTCCAAACTTACATCAAGTGTTATTTATTTACTAGGTGTAGTTACAGCTATTTGTTCTATTATATTGTATACTATACTCAAATATTTTACAACAGATGGTTTTACAGTATCTAATTAACTTTAATAAATTTATATGTTAATCCATAATTATTTTGTGTTTCCCATATTCCGGATATTTTAAGAATAAAAGAATTGTTTTGACGATTTGTTACATCTGAAAATAATTTAATATATCCACTCTTAACTTGCTCATAAATCTTATATGATGGAGATTTTGATGAACTGTATTTTTTTAATATTTCTTCTTCAATTATTTTAATGCTATTTATCATGTCTCTATGTGTTACAGTATTAAACAAACATTTGTATTTATTATAATACTTTTCACATATAATATCATATAAATTAATTAATATATAAACACCATTTAAAGTAATACTTTCGGATGAATATATAATTCTAATAAAATTCCCATCAGTCATTATATTGTTTTTAATTGGTTCACAAAAAAATAAATTATTATTATCATATTGTTCTACCGTATTGACTAAATTCATATTAGTCAAATATGTAGTAATCTTTTTATTATATTTAATCATATATAGTTATATAAATATAATTATAAACAATTGGGTAAATATAATAATAAAAGAATATTAAAATATATTAAAATAATGAAATTTTATGAAACACATTTTGAAGAATATATAACAGAAGTAAATAGAGTAAATTTACATCCAAAATTGGAAAAAATATATGAAAAATTTCCAAAAAATATAAATGAACTAAAAAATTTGATATTTTTTGGTCCAAGTGGAACAGGTAAATACTCACAAATGTTAAAATCTATAAAAAAATACAGTACTTCAGAATTAAAATATGAGAGAAAAATAAGTATAACATATGGTAAACAACAGCATGTTTTTAAAGTAAGCGATATCCATTATGAAATAGATATGTCATTATTAGGCTGTAATTCTAAATTATTATGGCATGAAATATATCAGCAAATAATTGATATAATATCGACCAAGGCTGACAAGTCTGGCATTATTGTATGTAAATATTTTCATGATATTCATAGTGAATTATTGGAAAACTTTTATAGTTATATGCAGCAAAATACTTCTATTGGTGTAGACATCAAATTTATTTTAATAACAGAAGAATTAAGTTTTATTCCAGACAATATTTTAAATTGTTGTGAAGTTATAAATGTATATAGACCAACAAAAACGTCATATGTAAAATGTACTAAGAAAAAATTACCAACAAAATTAAATACAGATAATATAACAAATATTAAGATATTACATCTTTATAATGAAGACCTTATGATACAATATAAAATAATTTGTAATAAGATTATTAATAATATAATAAATATAAATGACTTACAATTTATTAAATTTAGAGATATATTATATGATATATTTATATATAATTTAGATATATCAGACTGTATTTGGTATATTCTCTCTAAACTAGTTGAACAAAAGAAAATTAAAAGGGAATCTTTATCAAATATATTGATAAAAACCTATTGTTTTTTTCAGTATTATAATAACAATTATAGACCTATCTATCATGTAGAAAATTATTTTTTAAATTTAGCAAAAATAATACATTCATTATAGACTTCTCTCTAGATTAAATATTAAGGTCTCCAAGGCCATCTATTTCTATTCGGATTAATAATATTTCTATTATAAAATTGGAAACCTCTTAAATATTTATCCATAGGTACAGGTATAATATTATTAGCTTGTGCAACAAAGAAAAAGTTGTTATAATTATTAGGAATTCCCCTTCTATATGTAATAGCACTTGTGTGAATAGCCATTTATATATATTTATATATAATATATTTTAATACTTAAAGTTTTATAATAAGTATTAAAATAATGAATTATGAAGAAGCATTTAATATACTAGAAATTGATTTCAAGAACGTAAAATATGATGAACTAACATTAGAATACTTAAAAAAACGCTATAGAAAATTAGCCTTAAAATATCATCCAGATAAAAATGGCAACACAATTGATTCAAATGAAAAATTTAAAAAAATAAACGAAGCTTATAGTTATTTGAAGAGAGAATTATGTCATTTAAATCGTGAAAATTGTGATATAGAAAAAGATGATGAATTAAATGATGATTCATCATCAGTTTATTTGAATGTTTTAAATAATTTTATAAAATCAGTAATGGATGGAAATTATACAAATATCATAACAAAAATAGTAAATGAAATTTTAATCGCAGGGAAACAAATATCACTTAAGGTATTTGAGGATTTAGATAAGGATACCGCTTTAAATGTTTATGTATTTCTCTCTAAATATAAATCAATACTTCATTTTAGTAATGAGCTTTTAGATAAAGTTTATCAGATTGTTATACATAAATATGATAATGTTGAAATATATAGATTAAATCCAACTATTGATGATATAATGAATAACAATTTATATAAATTATATATTGAAGACCAATTATATTTAGTACCTTTATGGTATAGTGAATCTTATTATGATGGTTCAGGATGTGAAATAATTG